AATATATCTAAAGATATATATAAGAGCTTCGCTCATTTGTCTATGTCTGTAGATGAGTTTAAAAAATTAGAACAGGAATACACTAAACAACAAATAGATGAAACACTTGAGGCGATAGAGAACTTTAAAAATAACACTAAATACAAATCGTTATATTTAACCTGTAAGAACTGGCTCAAGAAATTACCAAAGGAAAATGAGGATAAGTTATTAGCACAAGCAAAGAAGTTAGGATATGTTAAGTAAAGGAATACACACTAAATACCTGTTAGATTATAAACACGGAAGGATTCAACAAGGTTTAGGAATAGATTGCCATTTAGATAAGCACATAAGATTTAAGCCTAAACAACTCAATATTATTTTAGGACACGATAACGTAGGTAAGTCATATTTCGTCTTTTGGTATTTTTTAACACTTGCACTAAAACACGAACTGAAGTTTTGTTTATGGGCTGGAGAGAATCAATACGGACAGATTATGCGTGACTTAATACAGATGTATGCAGATAGACCTTTTAAAGAATTAGACGACACACAAATAAGAAGCTACGCTACACACCTTGAGCAGTATTTTGATTTTATAGACAACTCAAGACTATATACACCAGAGCAGTTATTAGAGGAGTTTAACAAGACTGATGCAGATTGTTGTTTAATAGACCCATTTACAGGATTAAGTAGGCAATACGGTTACGAAGGCAACTATGAGTTCTTAAATATGGCAAGACAATTTGTAAATGAAACAGGCAAGACTATCTATATAAACACACACCCAACAAGTGAAAGTGGCAGACAAGGTAATTTATTTCCTAAAGGTCATATGTGGGAAGGTCATTTAAAGCCACCAATGGCTGCCTACGTTGAGGGAGGCAAATCATTCCTAAACAGATGCGATGATTTTATAACTATCCATAGGCTAACAAAACACGAATCAATGAAATATGTAACTTTGATAAGTGTAGATAAGATTAAGGATAGAGATACAGGAGGAGAGCAAACCTTATTAGAAGATTATATTTTTTGCGATTTCAATAGTGGTTTAGGTTTTGAGTTATATGGTGTTAATCCTTTAAATAAATTAAGATGAATAGTTTAGACATACTAAAAGCAAAAGTAAATCTACAAACAACTATTATAAAATTTACTAATAGTATTGAGGAATTACAAAGTAAACACCCAGAACGTGAAGACTTAATAGATTCGATGTTAGAAAGTTTAGAAGACGTTAGTCAATTTCAATCCGTTTTTATGCAGTTTGAAGATGAATACTTGTTAGAGTGCAAAGCTAACCTACGTCTTCAAATGGTTATAGCTGATTTAAAACAAGAAGTATTGAAATTAAAAGAAGAAATAAAAGACTTAAAAACGGAACTATAAATGCCACGTTGTAAAAACTGTAAAGAAAAATTTGAAGCTAAACACTTTAATCAGAAGTATTGCTTTAAAAGTGAATGCGTACAGGTATGGGTAGAAACGGCAAAAGTAAAGAATTGGAAGAAAGAAAAGAAACGACTAAAAGACGAATTAGAAACCGTTCAAAGTCTTACTAAAAAAGCACAAAGATACTTCAACGCATATATAAGAGAGCGTGACAAGAACAAATTATGTATTAGTTGTGATAAGCCGTTAAAGAGCAAATTTGACGCAGGTCATTACTACTCCAGTACGTTTAAAAATACTACATTCAATGAGAAAAATTTGCACGGTCAGTGTGTCAGATGCAATAGAGACTTGCACGGCAACTTATTAAACTATCAGATTGGTATAGAAAGACGAATAGGAGCAGACGAACTAATAAAACTACACGAAGAAGCACACAAAGTAAGAAAGTACACAAGAGAGGAATTAAAAGATATAATAGAATTATACAAACAAAAAGTAAAAGATGTCAAAGGGACTAATAAGAAATAAAGAACAGGTAAAACAGGCTATTGACTTTGTAGGTACAGAATGGAAGGATATTCACCCAAGCGATATAGATGCGGTTCTGGAGTTTGACAATGAACATCTGATATTATTTGAAATAAAGCGAAAAGGTCATAGCATACCAAAAGGTCAAAGATTGTTACTCAAAAGAATAGTAGATTGTTGGCAACGTAAAGGCAAAGCAATAATATTAAAAGGAGAACATCAATGTAATGATACAGAAACGATAATACTACAAGATTGTGAATTGACTTCCTTGTATTATGACGGATTTTGGAGAAAGCCAGACTATCAATTAACCATTGGAAAGGCTATGAATCTATTAGGAAAACATTGGAATATAAAAAAAATGTTAAAATAATTTCATTTTTTTCTTGTATATACAAAATAAAGTATTATATTTGTGTATACAAATTAATTAAAACACTTAAAAATGACACTAATTAATAAAAACGACAACGATTGGAATAGCAATAACACTAATAAAATAAAGCTACATTTAGGTTTACCAGCTATGACTAAAGTATCTTGGATTAATTATGTATCTAATTTGTACCAAACAATATTAGTAGAAAATAAAAAAGACTCTGATACAATTAACTTGTATAATCACATAGTTAAAGAATTAGATATCAAAACTTTTTAATCAAATAAATAAATGTTATGAAAGACAACACACTATTCAAAAGACTGGCGAAAATCCAGCAAGAGTTAAAAGCTCCAAAGAATCAATTTAACAAGTTTGGCAATTATAAATATCGTTCCTGTGAGGATATTATGGAAGCAGTTAAGCCACATTTAAACGGATTAGTATTAAGCTTATCTGATGAGGTAAAAGAGGCTGCTGGATATATGTATGTAGAGGCAACGGCTATGATTACAGACGGAGATAAAGTGCAGATAGTAAAGGCTCAAGCTGGTATTGACCCAAATAGAAAAGGTATGGACATATCACAGGCATTCGGAAGTAGTAGTTCTTACGCTCGTAAATATGCTTTAAATGGCTTATTCTTGATTGATGACACTAAAGATAGTGATGCTACCAATAAGCACGATAAAAGCGAAGTAAAGAAAGAGAAGCTATCTAAAAAGCGATTTGAAGATGCTTTGAAAGCACTACAAGACGGCAAGATAACAAAAGCTAAAATAGAGGAGTTTGATTTATCGCCTTTACAAGTTAAAGCCTTAGAGTTATGTTGAAGATTAGATGTTCAGCGATAGGCAAAATAATGACTAATAGTCGAAGCAAGTCCGAAGTATTAAGTAAGACTTGTAAAAGCTATCTTCAGGAGTTAGCTATAGAAGAAATGTATGGCATCAAGAAAGAGTTTTCAAGCCGTTTTACCGATAAGGGAATAGAGGTAGAAAGAGAGAGCATTGACCTTGTGCAAGAGGTGAGCGATTTCGGTTTTATGTACAAGAATGAGGAGTTCTTTGAGAATGATTTTCTTACAGGTACACCAGACGTAAACACGGATAATATACTTTTAGATGTTAAGAGTAGTTATGACGCAACTACTTTTCCTTGGTTCGAAGAAGAAATACCAAACAAAGATTACTTCTACCAACTACAAGGCTATATGGCGTTGACAAAAAAACGAAAGTCTATACTTGCATATTGTTTAGTAAACACACCTTTTCAAATAGTAGAAGACGAAGTAAGACGTGCGCATTGGAAAGAACACCTAATAGACGAAAACGAAGAACTACGATCAGACGTAGAAGCAAGACACAACTTTGACCATATACCACCAGAAAAACGAATAAAAACTTTTGAAGTAAGGTATGACAAAGAAGTAATAAAAGCTATCTACGAAAGAATAGAAGAATGTAGAAAGTATTACGAAACACTTATACAATGAAAACACGAAAGAACAAAGTAATAATAGTTAGAGTAACTGACGAAGAAAAAGAAATATTAAAACTAAAAGCAAGGCGCACACGAAAGACGTTAAGCGCATATATATTAAGTAAAACAATAGATTATGGAACAGAAGAATAACACAGGTGCAATCTTTAAAAACAACTACAAAAAGACGGATTCACAACCAGACTACAAAGGTAAAGCCGTTATTGACGGTGTAGAAAAAGAAGTAGCACTATGGCTAAACGAAAGTAAAAACGGTGTAAAGTATTTTAGTGCAGCATTTAGTAAACCTTACCAAGCAGAAGTAGAAGCTGGCGGTGATGAACCTATAAAGAAAACAAGTTCTGATGACTTACCTTTTTAACACAAACATCAAACAAGAAGAAGCGTACAGAAATGTGCGCTTTTTTTTATTCACAACTATTTGTGAAAAACCACGTCTATACACATTAGAAAATAATCATTACATTTGTTTAGAATCTAATCAATGAACTGGCTTAAAAAAGTTGCCGAATTACACGAAGACTATTTAAGAATGGTTAAAAGTTTTGGCGAAGAATTTTTAGCTGAAGACATAGTTCAAGAAATGTATATCAAGTTAAGCAAGTATGCAGACGCAGATAAGGTTCTACGAAAAAACGGACAAATAAATAAAAGCTACATTTTTTTAACACTT